AAGTATCCTATTCTACCACCATCTTTTCTACCTCTAGAATAACCAACGCTACCTTGTGCATCTTGATAAGATTTTCCCGCACTTTTCATTGAAGTTTTATCTTCTTTAAAAGCACCTTGACCCCCTCTGTCTCTATCATCTATATTTTCATATCTACCTTCTATCATTTATATTTTCATATCTACCATCATTAGCACCAGAAGTAATACCACTTCTAGTTTTTTGATCTTCGAAAGCTTTTAAATCTGCTGCTTTTTTATTATCTATAATTGTTTGTCTTTCTTTTAATTTTCTTTGATAAAGAATAGCACTTTTTTTTTTCATACCTTTTAACCCAGCTGTATAATCATCAAATTCGTCATCAGTCATGTCTTTTACTGCTACTCCTTTATCATTTTTTTTCTCATTCATTTTATCTACATACGCAGCATAATTACCAAATAAAGATCTAGTATTAATACCAAACTCATCTTTACTAAGTCCTGAATTATTTTCTCCAAATATAGTAGGGCCTGTGTAACCCATATTTTGTGCAATGAATGCTTGATCAGCTTGTGGAAGATTACGATAGTTATCTAGTTTACCCATTATCGTTCCAATTATTCCCGGTTGAAATCTTGGTTCTTGATACCCCTCAGCCATAATTTCATCAGCAGATTGTGGGTTCATAAAATTTTTTACTGTACCCATTGCTTTACCTAAGAATGTTGAGTTATCAATTGGTGCATTTAATCTATTTTGTCTAGCATCAACAGCTCTTTGAAAATCTCCCCCTAAATTAGAAGTGGAACCACTAAAATCATTACCACCACTATTTGTAAAAGCTTTTGTCTGAGGTATGCCAAATGATTCTGTTTCTTCTACTACTTCTTCAGTAGGTAATTGAAATTCATTTTGTAAATATTTATTTTTAGGTACTGCGTATAAACCCGCTGCTCTTATCTCTGCATCTGTTGCCATTATCTCATTCCTCCTGGTGCAATGTCTAATCTAAATGTACCTAGTTTCCAATCTTGATTGGTTGCTGTGTTAGAAATTTTTAATGCAATAGATCTTGCTCTTATTCTTGTACTCTGAAAAGTTTTAGAAGAGTTAATTGTAAATTCTTTAACATCTGGTGTGCTATTAGGATAAGCTCTTGTTGTAAAACTAACTTTAGTGTCACCAGTCTGTGTAATAAAGTCAGGTATAAATCTACTTATTCTCATAATGTATTCTCCGTCTCCTCTAAGGTCTGGTGTACCCACAGCTTGACCTGTGTTACTTCTTTTTTGTGTAATGTCAAAGTCCCCTGATTCTATAAACGCTGGTATTGCTGTAGCAATGTTACCTGCATTTACTTGGTCAATTCCTGTTTCCTGGTTATAGTATATCGTACTACCTTGCGTATTACCAGTAACATCGAAAGAAGCATTATCGTTTGACTCGTAATAAGTAGCGTGTGGTCTATTAAATACAGCAGAATCTTGCCAAGCAGTTCTAGCTAGACTACCTGTTGTCCATATCGGTTGCTTAGCTGATGAATCTAAATAGTTATAAGTCACTACTCTATCAACTTCATCAGAACTTTCACTAGGATAGAACCAATTTATTTCTCCAAACAAATTGTTTAACCCACAGTTAATTAAATCTCTCGAGGTATCATTAATACTATCATAAACATAGTCTTCAACAAGACATGGCATAGATTTTAATTGTCCATCGTAAGTAAAGAAACCGTTTTCTGACATCCAATAAGAAGACCCATCTACTTCAACACATGCATTCTTACCAAATAATCCACAGTTAGTTCCTACCTGTTCAAATGAGAAAGTAAAAGGTTGTCCTACAAATTTCATTAAGAACAATGCAGTATCGGTCCACACATAAATTGCATCCCTACCTTTTATAGCTCCCATAATTTTAGAACCATCCGCAAGTCTTTGTGTGCCTGCAGTATTTTCAGCTCTTACTGTATATGAATCTGTTTCATCAATGCTTTCCTGGTCCGAGAATCTTATAAACATATCGTCTTGAGTAGTAGGGTCTCCAACAGTTGTTTCTGTTCCAAAAAATACTAAGTGTCTGTCAGGAGTTGAAACTAATACATGACGTGACGCTGTTGGCGCATTAGGTAATATTGTTGCTCTTGTAGATATAGCATTTGTAGCTGCTGCATCCCATTCAAAACATTTATCATTATAAATAAGTGCAATAAGTTTTGTACCGTAGTTATCAAGAATCCATAAACCAGGATCAATAGTAAAGTCAGTAGAAGATGCAATACCCCAACCTGCATATGAAGTTATGTTTGTAATCGTAGCTCCTGCAGAATGTGTGGCTGCTGTCGTACCATTAACCCCCCTTGCTCCACCGCTTAAAGTATTAGTAGTAGTGTTATTATTTGTGTAAGAAATAAATTCATTATCAATTTGTATTGTACCTGAAGATGGGAACGCTGATGAATCTGTCAATACAACTACCTTATCGGTAGTGTTAGTTAAAGCTGTTGCTAGTGTTGTAGTTGCTGGTCCTAGAACCGTACCACCAAATAAACCTGTACCCCAACCGAAACCTCCAAGTTGTTGAGCGGGTCCTACAGTATAATAACATAGAATAGAAGTTGATCCTGCATTTGTTACAGGAGTCCCTGTTTCCTGGGCCGCCATTGTAATAGTAAATGTTGTATTACTAAGTACGGATGCAACCATAAATTTTTCATCTTCAAACGTAGCGTTTGTAAATGTTGAACCACTTAATCCTGAAACTGTATCAAACATCACAACATCATTTTGAAACAAACCGTGATTGCCTGTGCAAGTTATTGTAACTATCTTTGAACTTGCTGTACTTGTAAAATTAGCACCTGTTAAGGTAACTCTGATTGGGTGAATATCATAATATACACCACCTGAAAAAACATATAAAATACTACTAGTACCTATTGCTGCATATTTAACACCCGCATTATCATCCCAGTGATGTATTGCTCTTGCAACACCTGTTAATTTTGACTCACCTAATTGAGACCAACCGCCTATTTTTTCTGGTGAACCATATCTAAAACGTACGAAGTCTCCATCAAACCACTGCCCTTCGGCACCTGTTTCTGTGACTTGTTTATTAAATCCTGGAGCAAAGCCTAATTTTTGTAACATATAAAAACCTGTTTATTAGGTATTATATCAGATTGTGAATGATTTCAATAGATTTAAAGCAAGGGGAATCTGTGGTGGATCATCCCCCCGCAAGCTTAATCTATATATTATTTTTTAGAAACTGTAAAGCCTTTAAAATATGCAGGTAAACCTAGCATAGGACGTTTGTCATATAAATTTTGTTTAGCCTCTTTTCCTTTTAAATTGTTGTAATGTAAAAACACTTGTGCACAATCTTTACCTTCAAAAGGTTCTCGCCAATGTTCTAATTCACAGCCAGAATAAATTAACATATCCCCTGGTTCAAGATTTACTTTAATTCCAGCTTGACCTTCCTTACCTGTTGGATCTAAATATATAGGCCATGACTCACCACCTAGGTTTAACGTAGTAGATACTTCACATGAATATCTATCTTTATGTCTAGCTAGGATATCTCCTTTTTTATAAATTCTTGCATAAGAATAAGTAGGTGTTAACTTTAAACCAGTTTCTTTATTCATTTTGTTGTTTAATGTACCCAACAAAGTTTCCATAGCCATATCACTATAATGTGAATAAGTATTTGGAACTTGTTCATCATTCCATACACCATACTCAGTGTTAAAAGGTGACAAATATTTTTCATCAAATAAAAATCTAGCTGAAGTTCTTTTGTTTAAAAAGTAAGTGTAAATAAACTTAGCTAACTCAGGTGAGATAGCTTGTTTTAATACTTTGTATTTATTTTTCTTGAACAACATTTAATACTCCTTTTGGTATTGCTTGGCAGTTAAAATGAATAAATCTAAATGGCTCAACACCCATATCCACTATGTATTGATGAGGCATGTAAGACGGAAAAAATATCATTCTACCGGGTTGTACTTTATAATGCACAGCTGAACTGGCATAAGTTACTTTTGATTTATCCGATTCTGGTAATAGATTCATAAGATTACCTGCTCTTGGATCTTCAAACAAAGGCATAGATGTTTTATCACTTGCTTTTAAAAAATAAAAACCAGACATATGACCATTCCAATGTGTATGTAAAGTATGGTGTCCGCCCCCATCTTTTGCAAATTCTTGTACCCACATTTCTGTAGTAAATAACTGATGACCACTCATATCAAAACCCATTTCAAGTAATAAATTGTAAGACGTTGCTCCAATATAATCAGTTAATACTTTAAAATTAGGGTCTCCAATTAAAGTTGTAGAATGATAAACACTGCCAAGATCACCTTTAGTTTTATTTTTTTTGTTTTTTTTATCTATATCGGGCTGCATAATTTTTTTTGCTGCTTCAATATATTTATCTGAAGCTTTATCAATTTCACTAACAAATTCTGGTGCATCACCAAACCAGATAGGACATTTAAAATAATCTTCTCTGTTTAACTGTTGAGGATATTTAGGTTTTTTAATTTTTTTCTTTTTCTTTTTCATATCTTTCCTATTTAAATGGGTATCCAAGGTTCCAGATTACTAGACTATGTCTAATACCACTTTTGACCGGTTTCACTCTATGCCATACATCAGAAGGAAATACAACTAAAGAACCTTTAGATCTTATTTCTTTTAATACATGTGTATTTGCTTTTTTATCTGGATCTAGGTTTCTCATATCAAATTCTAATTCACCACCTTTATAATCTTTGTCATTAGATAAAGATAATGTTACAGATAATTTTCTTTGTTTACCATGACTCGGTGTGTTGGGAGAATCATAAGGTCTATCCCAACTATCACAATGCCAATCATAATACTGGCCTTTTTTATATTTTGTAAATTGACAAGATTCAGAAAAACTCCATTCAAAATTCCAATTAGCATCTTTATTAGCTGTATGTATATATGGATGAATTGCATTATAAATCCAACGTTCGTTTAACCAAACAATATCTGAATCTCTTTTCTTTTTTAAATCTTGTACTTCTTTTTTATTTAATTTTCTATTACCTAGTCCACCTGTAACTGCCATTTGATCTTGAATAGATTTTGCATAACGCACAATGTCATCACATACATGATGAGGTATGGCATCTTTAAACCAGTAGTAATAATTTTGTAATTGCATATGTCTTTATAAAGACAATATAAAAGAAGATTAAATGATTGTCAATTATTAGTTAGTTCAAGTCCTTGCTCTAACATTGACCTTATGCGGATACCCAAGCTAGTGTTGATGCATCCCAATTAAATGAATTTCTTGGTTCTTCTTTATCTAAGGCAGTCCATTTTTGACCTGTTTCATCCCAGTCAATTATATATTTATCTAATGGATCATTACTTCCATAAGTTGTAATTGTTGGATAAGTTACTGGTGCTTGCCAATCGTCATTAGCATCTAATACCCATGAAGTGTATGGTTGTGGACTTATAAATTTATTTTTTGCAGCGTCATAAGTATAACCTATACCTGCATATTGTTTTCTAAAATTGTTGTTGTAAGAAGTTTGTTTCCAAGT